AGGAGAACTTAAATATTGGATACACAAACGATAGAGAGAACAACTCTCAGTAATCTAATCTATAACGAAAACTATGCGAGAAAAGTGTTACCTTTTATCAAAGGTAAATACTTTGATGTAAGAGAAGAAAGAATAATATTTGAAGAGATATCTAACTTTGTAGATAAATATAAAAAGATTCCCACACAAACATCTCTTGAAATTGAAGTGGGTGAAAGAAAAGATTTATCAGAAATAGAATATAAAAAAGTCGTTGATATAATCAAGACACTAAACCCTGTGGAGGTAGACTTTGATTGGCTCGTGGATCATACGGAGAAGTTTTGTAAGGATAAGGCGATTCACAATGCGATTGTTGATGGTATATCTATTATTGATGGGAGGGATAAGAATAGAACTCCAGACTCTATACCAAGCATTCTTACAGATGCCCTCGCAGTATCTTTTGATAACGCTGTGGGTCATGATTATATTGACGATGCTGATTCTCGATATGAATTTTATCATAGAGTAGAAGAACGTATTCCGTTTGATCTAGACTTTTTCAATCGAATAACCAAAGGTGGACTACCACCAAAGACTTTGAATATCGCACTTGCTGGTACTGGCGTTGGTAAATCATTGTTTATGTGTCACATGGCTGCGAACTGTATATCTCAAGGTAAGAATGTTTTGTATATCACTCTTGAGATGGCAGAAGAACGTATTGCAGAAAGAATAGATGCAAACTTGATGAACATCTCACTTGAGGATTTACATGAATTACCTAAGAAGATGTTTGATGATAAGATTTCAAAGATAATTAAAAAGACATCTGGTAAACTCATAGTCAAAGAATATCCAACAGCATCTGCAAATAGTAATCATTTTCGTGGTCTAGTTAAAGAACTTGCAATCAAGAAATCTTTTAAACCAGATATAATATTCATTGATTACTTAAATATTTGTGCATCATCTAGATTTAAAGCTGGTCTGAATATAAACTCTTACACTTTGGTCAAGTCAATTGCAGAAGAACTGCGTGGTCTTGCAGTTGAATGTAATGTCCC